ATTTCGCAGGCCCAGGCCGGGCAAATGTTCGGCTGCTCACAGCCATTCGTCTCGAATCTGGAGGAGGGCCGTTGGAAGCCCGGGCTCGAACTGGCTCTCTCAATAGAGCGCGAGACCGAAGGGAAGGTGAAGGCTGGGACGTGGGTGGAGGCTCCGTCGGTAGACCCTATCGCGGCGTCCTCCAATTCTCCCCCACCCACCGAGTCCGAGGTCGCCTAATGCCGCCTCGTCGCCCCGCCGCTGCGGCCGCGCGCTCCCCCCGCGCGAAGCGCCCTGATGCCCAACCGGCACATCCCAGGCTCTCCGACGAGTTCATGGCGACGGCGCGCAAAGCCTGGCTCGCCCTCACCGACGAGCGCAAGGGAAAGCTCGCGGACGCAATCAGGCTCGCTCTGCTGGCGCACGGGCCCTCAACGCTTTCGACCGTCCTGCAGTCGTGCCAGGTCGCTCTCAAGCGCCAGGACCGCGTTCAGGACTGGGTCACTGGCGAAGCCGTGCAGGGGGCGCTCTACGTGCTGACGGTAAACGGTCGCACTGCCTACGCGGTCGAGGACGAAGGCGATTTCTGGCGGTGGAGACGGTCTGAGTAGCGGACTTCGGGGAACGAGAGGAATTGGTCATGTTGGCAAAGTGCGGACACAGATCACTGCCGCAATCGGCGGAAGCGAAAATTGAGCTGGCAGAACGTCCAGTAGCTGAGTTCATTCGGGCTCGCCGGAAGCTCCAGTGGTCACAGAAGGATGCTGCCGAGTTCCTCGGGGTATCGCTAACCACGGTCTGGCGCTGGGAGTGCAGCGAACAGCGGTTGCCAGCGGATGCGCTGCTGCGTCTCGCTCTCCGAGCCTTTGGGTTCCTCTTCATGGTCGAAGAAAGGACCGGCACATGACCACCTTCCTCGTTCGCCACTGCTCCACTGGGCGAGAGGTTCTCGTGCGTGGCATGGATCGAGCCTATCAGGCCTGGATGGTTGCGTGCTCGTCGCTCGGTAATGCTGCCTATGGCGACTGCGAGGTCACCGCGGTGTCGGTTGGGGAATCGGTACAGCAACTTCCGAATGAGCAATCTCAGCGACCCATCGCCAACTCGGACGGCTTCACCGCAGGGGAGCTATGCCTATGAACCCCCTCCACGACTACTGGTTCTGGGCGTTCTGCGCTTGCATGGTGATGCTCGCCTACTCAGAGCGCCGTATGAAGGTCGCGGTGCTATGCGCCCGGACCTCTACAACCTGCCTCCTCAACGTCATTGCGTGCCTTCGCGGCGCCACGGAGAGAGCGAAGAGTTGTCGGGTAGAGCTAGATGAGCTCTGGGGGGCGAATCGCCAGCTCCTGCTCGAGCGGGAGACGATGCTCGAAGAGCTCGACAGGTACCGCGCAGTCCAGTCGGAACCTGGTGTCGAGTGCTCGGGCGTGTGTAGCGATGTCTGCACGGACACCCCCAGTGTCCTGCCCCCAACTCACCCGTTCTGGACTGATCGGAAGAACTGGCCCCCAACGACCTACTGGTGCCGACCTGTCAAGACGGAGGGCGAGTAGCCATGAGCAGCAAGACCGGCATCGAGTGGACCGATGCAACGTGGAACCCGATCACGGGGTGCACGGCTATCAGCCCTGGGTGTGCGCATTGCTACGCGAAAGCCATGGCCAAGCGACTGCAGGCCCAGGGCCAAGCGCGATACCGTGACGGGTTCGCGGTGAAGTTTCACCAGGAGGCGCTCAAGGAACCGCTACACTGGACACGGCCCCGGCGGGTGTTCGTGTGCTCGATGGGCGACCTGTTCCACGGGCGCGTGACCGACAGAGTGATTGACCATGTGTTTTGTGTGATGGCCCTCGCGAGGCAGCACACTTTCCAGGTGCTGACCAAGCGTCCCGAGAGGATGAGGAATTACATCGAGGCGAAGGCCAAGTCATCGAAATGGCTTGAGGTGGAGGCGTTGAGTCTTGGATTCACGACGCGGTTCGTTGGGTTGGATGGGCGGGATTATGGCTTGGTGCCGTGGCCACTGCCGAACGTCTGGGTCGGAGTAACAGCGGAGAACCAGGCGGCGGCGGATGAGCGCGTGCCGCTTCTGCTTGAGACTCCGGCTGCGGTGCGGTTCGTGAGCTGCGAGCCGCTACTCGGACCGGTGAACCTGCGCTCGATACCGGAAACGGTCTGCCAATTAGGGAAAGCCGTGACGTGGTTATCGCCGGCGGGAGAGCTAGACTGGGTGATCTGCGGGTCTGAGACCGGTGGGGGAGCGCGGCCCATGGATCTCGACTGGGCCCGTGATCTGCGTGACCAGTGCGTCGAGGCCGAGGTGCCGTTTTTTTACAAGGGCGCCGGGTGGCCGAAGAAGGATCGGACGCTAGACGGCCGACGATGGGAAAAGTTTCCGGGGGACTGTGACCCAGTGCCTCTGGCGCAAGCGACACGCGAGGATGCTGGGCAGATGCGGCTAGGAGGTGTGGCGTGAACCCTCTCCTAACCTGGATCGAAGTGGCGACAATCCTTCGCATCAACGCAGCTGCGAACGACGGAGAAGAACGTCAACGGAAACGCACGGTCATGCGCATCATGCGTGAGGCCGGAGCGGTGGATCTTGGACGTAGCGAGTGGCGTGTTTCACAGGAGAATCTTGAGCGATGGCTGCAAAGAAGATCGACGGGCTCTACAAACGTGGGCGCATCTATTGGGCGTCGCGCGACCCGGTGACCGGACAGCGCAACGTCTCGACTAAGTGCACCGACGTCGAAGCTGCGCGCCTGTGGCTGCGCCATCGCGAACGTTTGGCGGCTGACCCTGCCTACAAGGGATCCCTTGATGCGACATTCGGCGAGTGGTCGGACACCTTCCTCAAGTCGAAGCGCGGGAAGTCCGAGGCAACGCGCGAGTTCAACGCCACCAAGGTAAAGGCGATCCTGACGGTAATCCCCCGCGAGACCCCCCTCGCCGACATCACCCCGGGATTCGTCGACCACTACGTCGAGACTCGCCTCGCTGCCCCCCAGCCGCGCCCACCGCACGCGTACACGGTCGCCCGAGAGGTTCGGATCATCATCTCTACCCTGGCCAAGGCGAAGCGTTCCGGATGCTACCCGGGCGATCTCGAGGCTCTTATGCCCACCGACCTCGAAGGTCGATACACCCCTCGCGAACGGTCCCTCACCCCCGAGGAGGTAGTGGCCTTCGTCCAGGCCCTACCAACCATGCGATGGAAGGCCTTGGCCGCCGTTTGCGTGGCTCTCGGATGCCGCTTGTCCGAGGCCTGCCGCCTAGCCCCGGAGGACGTGGATCTCGACGCTGGGCTGGTTTGGATTGATGGGCGCAAGACCTCGACGTCGGACCGTACCCTGCCTGTCCTTTCCCCTTACCTACCCCTCCTGACCTTCGCTCTCTCTGCCCTGCCAATCGGCGAGATCAGCAACGTGGACCGTACCTTCAAGCTGGCGTGCGCCCGGGCCGAGATCGCGCGACTATCCCCCAACGACCTCCGCCGGACGCACGCCACCCTCAATGGGGTTATGGGACTGCCCGACGACATGATCGCTAGACTACTCGGCCACGCCACAGTTTCGATGGCCAAGAGGACGTACAACAGGACCAAGGCGGCACAGTTAGCTCCGGTTGCAGAGCGACTACTCGCGCAAGGGACTCCCGTGCATATCCCCGGCGCTATGCTGCAATCCTCCTACAGTCCCCCCACAAATGCCCCAAAAGAGCCTGATTCTGGCGATGAGTATCAGCCTTCGAAGCCGGTGGTCGCAGGTTCGAATCCTGCGGGGCGCGCAACAAATACCGGGGAAAACTGGGCACCGGGAGACACGGGGAGATACGAGGAAACCCGGCCATGGCCAGGGCGTGCTGCAATCCTCCTACAGTCGGAAGTCCTAGCCGACCTCGCTCCCCTCTCCCCAGCTGAGCTCCGATCCCGTCGTCTCAGACCCGCATCGGCCGACGACCACACCATCGTCTTCGCTGGCCGCACCCAGTGGCCGGCTAGGGCCCGGCTGGACCTGGGGATGGGGCTGTGACGTCTCCGTCCACTCGAGTCGACAGCGACGCCCGTCGCCCGGTGATGGGGTCGACGTTGGACCCTTCCATGGGCGACTCCGAGGTTTCTGCCGCGTCGGCTCCTGGAGTGAGCGACGCGTCTCAACCTGGAACCGGCGACGAGTCGCCCGAGTACTCCGCCGACTCGTCCGGCGCCGAGCGACGGTGCGAGTGGTGTCGTAAGCTGCTCACGAAGACGCAGGACAAGTGGTGCTCGAAGCGGTGCCGGCAGACGGCCTGGCGATTCCGGCGCCTAGCTGTCGTCGAGGACCTGGGCGACACCCCGAAGCGACTGGTCTACGCGGACCCCCCGTTTCCTGGGATGTCGCGGAAGTACTACGGCGACCAGCCCAGCTATGGCGGGGAGGTCGACCACGCCCGCCTTCTCGAGGAGTTGGTGACGTACGACGGGTGGGCGCTCTCGACGTCAGCCAAGTCGTTGGGTCTGGTGCTGTCGCTGGTACCTCGAGGAGTCGAGTACCGGGTGTGCTCTTGGACAAAGACCCACCACCCACCGATGGCGCGTGGACCAGCGAATATCTGGGAGCCACTCATCGTCTCGCCGGCGCGTCGCCGGATGCCCGGGGTGCCTGATGCACTGGTCACGTCGGTAGCCCGCGGCGGAGACTCGTCGCTCATCGGGCGCAAACCGTTGGCGTTCGTGTCGTGGCTTTTCCAGTTGCTCGGGGCGACACATCGTGACTCGCTCGACGATCGTTTCCCAGGCTCGGAGGTGGTCGGGCGGTGCTGGTCTGAGTTCCGTCGCCTCGGTACCGCCGCGACGCGTCGCTCGGCGCCGGCGGAGTCACGTCGCCAGAGTACTCGTGAGACGGGTCTCTTGGCGCTCGGAGGAGCACGATGACCCGACCCCTACGTGGACTCGGAACAACGCTCAAGCAGGAGGTTGACCGCGACGGGACGCCGCGTGGCACCCACAACCACAACGGCTGCGTGGACTCACCGTGGTGGATCTCGACGTGGGAAGGATTCGACCACCGTGGCCGAGGACCAGGACACTGCCGGATAGCCATCTATCTGCCAGGACGGCGCGGAGCCCTCGTCTGGCTTGCAGTTGGGAAGGACCAGAGGAGAGCCCTCACCAACTGCTGCCGTAAGGTGCGCGCTTCATTGAACTCGTACGAGCTAGACAAGGCCATGCGATTGGCTGGGGTGCGGCCGTGACCTGCCCAGTCCTCCCGGTGTCCGTCTCCACCGACGGGGTCCCGATCCCGGGCAGATGGGTCCTGCTGATCGACCCGACGCCTGGTGTCTGGCGGGGGATCGCTCTCTGGCACGTGCTCAAGGTGTGGGCATCCAGTTCCTGGGGCCCAACGGCAGGAGACACCCCGTGACCGGCCTCGTTATCGACCCAACCGGCCTCGCTTGGGAGGAGAGCGAATCGGGCCTCATGCTTCCAGGATCAGCGATCCACCCGAGAAAGCCCGTCGCCGTTGACCTCTTCTGCGGGTGCGGTGGTTTCTCGCTGGGGATGCTCGAGGCCGGCTGGGACGTCGCGGCCGCCGTCGACTGGGATGTCGACGCATCGTTCACCTACCTCTGGAATCTGGGGGCCTACCCGCTCGATCTGGGGTTCGTCGAGCCGGAGGATCGCGCTCGCTTCGAAGCAAAGCTGCAGAAGTCGCGGGCGCCGAACGGCGACTTCACCCTCACGTCTGGGGGACACCGTCAGGCGAAGCTGGGCCGAGGCGTCCCCGTCTTCTGGCTTGGCGATGTCCGTAAGCTCACCGGGCGGCAGATCCTGGATTCGATGGGGCTCGACGTTGGAGAGCTCGACCTGCTCTTCGGAGGTCCGCCCTGCCAGGGCTTCTCGCAAGCGGGACAGCGGAACGTCATGGATCCTCGCAACAGCCTCGTATTCGAGTTTGCTCGGCTCGTCTGCGAGATGAAACCCAAGACCATTTGCCTCGAGAATGTTCCGGGGATCGTGTCGATGGTGACTCCCGAGGGCATCCCGGTGCTCGACGAGCTGTGCGCCATCCTCGAGCGTGGAGAGTACGGAGAGCACGAGGCGTTGGTGCGGGCTCTTTCCGGAGACCCGAGTCGTAGGGCGGTGCGGAGGGGCAGAGAGAAACCTCGTCGGGACACCGGAGCCTCGCGGCAACAGGACTTGTTTGGAGGTGCGCCGTGAACCACAACCTCTGCTCCCTCCTGCACTGGCTCGCAGGGTTCCCAGCTGGGGAGTACCGACGCGTCTCCACGCTCGAGCACTGTGACGCAATCCCAACGGCACTCTCGAACGGACTCGTCGAGTGTCCTGACGCTACCAACCCGCTCGACAGGTACCACCTGAGACTAACCCCTAAGGGGTTGGAGCTCACGCTCGAGTCCCTTAACGCGATGGAGGCGGTGTCATGAGCAAGGATCAGAAGAGGCTCGGGACGTTCTACACGCCCATCAATCTCGCCCTGGCCATCTGCCAGATGATTGACCGCGATCTCGGTGGTCCAGCCGGGTGGGTGTTGGAGCCGTCCGTCGGAGAAGGGGCGTTCGTCCGAGCGGCGAAGGCGCTCTGGCCAACCTGCAAGGTTCTCGGGATCGACGTCGACCCCAAAGCACCAGGATTCACCCTCTGTGACGAGACAATCGTTGGGGACTTTCTGCAGTGGAACCCGTCAAGCTTCGCCGGCTTCGACGTGGTGGTCGGAAATCCACCATTCTCGATCCAGGTCGAGCGAACCTACGGGAAGCGCAACCCGCGCACCAAGTGGGTGAACCATGAGGTTGGCGAGGCCCACGTGCGCAAGTGCTTGTCCCTGCTCAACCGAGGTGGGTCGTGCGACCTGCTGCTGCGAGCGGCCTTCGTGCACACCTTGGGGCGCACTGACCTGCTCGAGCGGCTGGACATTGAGGCCAAGGTCGGGCCCCGGCCCTCGTTCACCGGAGGTGGCTCCGACAACTCCGAATACTCGACGTTCCAGTGGAGGAACAGCCACTTCGCACCCAGGCGTCGCATCGAGCGACTGACCTGGGACAAGCCGCGGAGGCAGCGAGTCACGAAGACCGAAGAGTGAGGGAACGAACATGCAATTCACAGACAATGTAGGAATCATCGGAAGTAAACTTGAGTTAGCGGCATTGCTGAAGTTCTGCGGAGAATCCTCGGACAAGTTCACCGGGATCTCGATCAAGCTCGAACGAGGAAAGTTGCTCGCGTGGGCGACCAACGGAATCTCGGCGATCTACCACCACGGACTCACCTTCGATGGTGCAGGCAAGCCGTCAGAAGCCACGGACGCCTGGCAGATCCCAGCGGACGTACTCAGTACGGTGCTGAAGGCAGCAGGAAATGGCGACGAGCTAATCCTCAGCCTCACGAATAAGAGAGGTCTGAAGGACGCTCTGATCCGCGACATCGAGACATCGACCGAGCGCGGCCGATTCGACCTGTCCCACACAGCTACCAACGGAGAACTCTTCGCGATTGAACACATCGTACCGTCGCGCCCCGACCGGAACTCCTGCAGCGTCGGATGTCTGAACATTGCAACATCATTGCTTGAGCTGCTACGCAAGGTATCCAAGGCTACCGGGAGCGACGCATGCAGACTCTGGATGCCAGAGAACGGGGCGCAACCACTCTACGTAGAGGTCGACACCCTCACCGCTCTCTCGGACGAGGAGCAACCGCGGTGGGTAGTGGTTCTAATGCCACTCCGGACCGACGACGAATCCGAGGAACGAGGAGAGCAGAAGGAGGAGCCGAGTCACGATGTCACGGACGAAGAGGAGCCCTGATGGCCAAGCCAGGTAGCTCGAAGGGTCCCACAGAGACCCAACTGCAAACGGAGTGCCTACAGAAACTCGAGGCCTCCGGATTCGTGGCTCATCGGTGCAACTCCGGCATGGCCAAGGGTTTTTTCGGGGGCGTGATTCACCTGCACCCCAAAGGCACCTTCGATCTCCTCCTCCTTCACCCCTACGCCTGGATCGAGGTGAAGCGTCCTGGTGAGAAGCTGAATCCAAAGCAGGTCGCGTTCCAGGACTGGCTCGAAGACCACTCCATCCCTCACGTGATCGCCCACTCTGGTAACGAGGCGGTTGCGTTTGCGCGGAGTCTCACTCCATGAATCTCCCAGCCCTCTACTGCCGGATCGTCCGAGAATGGGTGCCACCAACTCTTCCCTCCGAGGATGCCTACCAGGAGAGCCTGGGGGGCTTCCTCGAGGAGATCGGGATCCCTCACGCCCGGGAGGTTCGACTGACCGAGACCGATCGCGTTGACTTCATCGTGGGATCCATTGCGGTCGAGCTGAAGGTCAAGTGCTCAGCGGCTGAGCTGCTCCGGCAGTTGCAGAGATACGCGCAGAGTCCACAGGTCGAGGAGATCCTGGCTCTGTCGTTCACGCGGAGCTGCCTCCGGATGCTTCCCGGAAGACTCAGCGGGAAGCCCGTCATGTCGTATTGCTTTGGGAGATCGTTCTGATGAAGACGTACGGTGAGTTGAAGCTTTCGAAGGACGGCAAAAACTGGAGAATCGACTGCGCACCGCACGTGGTAATGCGTCTGAAGCGCGTCTTCCCACGTGTCTCACGCAAACAGCACGGCACGATCTCGATCTCGAACACCATCGAGACGAGCCGGGAACTCGAGTGGTTCCTCCAGCGGTTCCCGATGCGCCTGTCTGATTCCGACCGCGGAAGACTCACCGGAGAAGCGGCTAAGCACAAGGATCGAGAAAACCTAGTCTTCGACCTCATCTCTGGGGTTCGTAAGGGTGGCGACTACCGACTCGCTCTTCAGCCGCGCGAGTACCAGAAGGTGGCTGCCGACGTGGCGTTCGCCCAGGGGGGGCTTCTCCTGGCTGATGATCTGGGACTCGGAAAGACGTGCTCTGGGATCTGTCTGATCTCGAAGGCGGAATGCCGGCCGGCGTTGGTCGTCACCATGACCCACCTTACCACCCAGTGGGAGAGGGAGATCAGGAAGTTCGCCCCTGGGCTCGTTACCCACGTCCTGCGGAAGGGTACCCCCTACGACCTACGTGCCACGAAGCGCCACAAGCCTGGGCAGCTGCTCCTCACTCCCGAGACCCCAGACGTAATAATCTGCAACTACCACAAGCTCTCCGGGTGGGCCTCCACCCTGAAGGGGTTCGTTCGAACCGTGCTCTTCGATGAGGCTCAGGAGCTGCGGCGCGACGAATCTGCCAAGTACGCGGCGGCGAAGGCTATCGCTGCGGAGGCGGGGTTCCGAATGGGGCTCACGGCCACTCCGATCTACAACTACGGCGATGAGCTGTTTTCGGTGCTGGAGTGCGTGCTTCCGGGAAGGCTAGGGTCACGCTTCGAATTCATCGAGGAGTGGTGCAAGCAGGCCAACGCGAAGTCTTACTCACTGCAGGATCCCAAGGCCTTCGGAACCTACGCCCGCGACGCTGGGATCATGCTGCAGCGCACCAGGGCAGAGGTCGGGCGCGAGCTACCCTCCCTCACCAAGATCCCCCACACCGTGGAGACCAATACCAAGGTCCTCGAGTCAATCGAGGGACCAGCGACTGAGCTCGCTCGGATCATTCTGGCAGATGGAGAAAGGGAGCGCGGAGCCAAGATGCACGCATCCGAGGAGCTCTCCGGGCTCGTGCGTCAAGCTACCGGGATCGCCAAGGCCCCCTACGTGGCCGCCTTCGTCCGGATGCTGGTAGAGAGTGGCGAGCAAGTGGTGCTTTACGGATGGCACCGCGCCGTGTACGACCTATGGATGGAGCAACTCAAGGATCTTGCTCCTGTCCTCTACACTGGAAGCGAGAGCCCAACGCAGAAGGACGCGGCAAAGGCAAAGTTCCTGGCTGGGGATGCGAAGATCCTCATCATGTCACTGCGTGCTGGTGCAGGTCTCGATGGCCTTCAGGCGTGCTGCAAAACCGTCGTCTTCGGCGAGCTCGATTGGAGCCCCGGGGTGCATGACCAGGATGTGGGACGCATCCACCGAGACGGGCAGAAAGACCCGGTTTTCGCCTACTTCCTGATCGCAGAGGAAGGGTCAGATCCGATCGTGGCAGACGTGCTGGGGCTCAAGAAAGCACAAGCGGACGGTGTTATGGATCCGAAGGGTCAACGACTGGAGAGTCTCGACGTAGGCGGTCAGAACGTGAAGCTACTGGCACAGCGGTACGCAGGAAAGGCGGTGGCGGCGTGACCTGGCTCAAAATTGACGACGCGTTCGAGGACCACCCGAAGGTCTCCGGCCTGTCTGACGCGGCTCATCGCCTATGGGTGCGGGCTGCCTGCTGGTGTCGAAAGCCCGCCAACGCCCACACCAACGGCTTCGTGCCGCGGGGGATGCTCTGCGACATCTACCGCAACAAGCTTCCCCAGAAGTCTCTGGAGAAGCTCTCCCAGGAGCTTGTTGACTCCAAGGGTGGTGGAATGTTCGATGAGGGTCTCTGGGAGCCAATGGAAGGCGGATGGCAATTCCATGACTGGGAGGACTACCAACCCACCGAGGAGAAACCTGGAACCCTGTCCAGGAAGGAAGCGGCCAGCATTGCAGGACAACGTTCGGCAGCTGTTCGGCGAGAACGATTCGGAACGGCACAACCGAACGTCCCGAACGACGTTCGAGACCGTTCACCGAACGACGTTCGAACGACGCTCGACCGAACCCACCGAACGACGTCCGAACCTCCCGATCCCGATCCCGATCCCGATCCCGATCCCATCCGGACTGAGAGTCTTGATCCAAGACCTGACAGGTTGGTGCGCGAGGAACCTCGGGTAGTTCGTTCGGCGGAGACGGGTCCAGTGGCTCCCATAGCCAAGAGGGAACCAGCCCCGCACTCTGGTGGCTCCCCCCCTCGCGAAACGAAGGCACAGCCCGAATCTGTGCCGCGGCGTGGCCTTCTCGTGATTCCCGATGCCACCACCGCGAGACAACCAACGCCAGCCCAGCTTGAGGCCGTTGGGAAACCGCTCGCTGAACGCGCCAGAGAGATCCAAAACCACCAGGGCGATCCCCAGTGGCTGTCGATGCTTACCCCTCAGCGCTGGCCGGAGCTCGTGGAGGCGGCCGGACTGTTCCACCGGACCTGGGATCTCGCCAAGCCGATTCTGGGAAACTACGTCCGGGACAAGGGTGTCCAGGCGCTAGTTGAACTCTACTCCGCTGGGGTGGACCAGGAGACATTGCTCGGGGCCATCAGGGCTAGCCGTGGAGATGCTTGGTTTCAGAAGCAGGCCGCGCAGCACCGGCCCGGGCTGACCATGCTCACCCCCGAGGTGGTCCGCCGACTCGTTCCTAAGCCATCCGACGCGGCATGGGAGGCAGAGCTGGCGCAGCTGGCGCAGACGGCCGCGGCATCACGAAAGCGATTGGAGGGACAGAAACATGCCTGAAGAGCACCCAAAACTGAACGCCGACATGGCCCAATGGTCCAGATGGGCGGAAGAAAACTACCCATTCGACACCGAGTGCAGAAGCCCTGGCGTCAAAGTGTTGAGCGTCCAGGGACTCGAAAAGTTACGGTACGTCGGGGACAGGGAACAGGCCGCGATTCTGGCCCGCCTGTACTTCGTGTCGGAGCGAGACGGTGACAAGATCGCAGCGGAAAAGAAGCTGGAACAGGCCGAGAAGATCGCTGAGCGCAGGAAGGCCAGGATCGCACTGGTCCAGGCGTGCCTTGACCGGAAGCATGGGGACGAGATGCAAGGGCTCGCTCAACGACTCGTCGGGTTCGACCCGCACCAGGTCAAAAGCCTTGTGCTATGGGACTTCGAGCGGCACTTCCACTGGATGCGCGCCAGGGCTGCTGGTGTCATGGTCCCTTCGAAGCTGCGACCGGTTCACGAGATCGTTCAGAACCAGCGGGTCATCGAGCAAAGGGACGAGCTATTCGCATCGATCGATAACCTCGGAAACCAAGACGACTACGACCGGGAATTGGGGTACGGATGAGCGAGACACTGCGAGCCCCATTCCCTTGGTTCGGCGGGAAATCGAAGGTTTCCGAGGTGGTTTGGAAAGCTTTCGGTAACGTCCCCAACTACGTCGAGCCTTTCTTTGGGAGTGGAGCCGTGCTCCTGGGGCGCCCTGGTGGAGCAGGGAAGATCGAGACGGTCAACGACTACGACTGCCACCTTGCGAACTTCTGGCGGGCGATCCAAGCGGACCCAGATGCCGTAGCTTACTATTGCGACTGGCCCATCAATGAGCTGGACCTACATGCTCGCCACCGGTACCTGGTTGACCATCGTGACGAGCTCCGAGTCTTGCTAACCTCGGACCCAGACGCCTTCGACGCCAAACACGCTGGCTGGTGGTGTTGGGGTATCTGCCAGTGGATCGGAGGTGGCTGGTGCTCACCGAGCCGAGATGGTAGGCTGCTGCAGAAGCGCCCAGCAGTGGCATCAGCAGGCGGAGTCCACCTAGCCACCCACCTGCCAGCCATTGGCAATGACCGCGGGATCAACGGGGTATCCGCCCCACCGTGCCGAGAATGGTTCAGGGACCTTCAGGGTCGACTCCGTCGCGTACGGGTGGTCTGCGGGGACTGGTCGCGGGTGCTTGGCGACGGGACTGTCGGCAAGGGCGAGACGGTAGGAGGTCGCCGCCCGTGCGCGGTATTCCTCGACCCTCCCTACTCCCACGAGTTCCGAGATCCGGCGCTCTACTCCGAGGACGACGCCAAGATTTCGGAGCAGGTCAGGCAGTGGGCGGTAGAGCACGGAGACGATCCGGAACTTCGACTCGCACTCTGCGGATACGCGGGCGAGCACGAGATGCCAGGCAACTGGACCACCTACACGTGGACGGGAGGGAGAGGATATGCGGGAAAGACCAACACCAACCGAGAGCAGGAGCGGATCTGGTTCTCGCCTCATTGCCTCTCACTCGAGAGTCGACAGCGTCAGCTGTTCGGGACAGGATAGAGACTCCAGAAGCGAGCCCCTGGTAGGACTGGCATCCTCCAAGGGCTCTCAGAACAGCGTGTGCGCGAGGAGAACCTCGCATGCTGAATCTATCGGTCAACCCCACCCAGGCGAATCACGATGGTTCCGTGGTGCTGCATGACAGGTGCCAGCACGGATACTACCGAGACGCGCGACACCTACACACTCCACGCTGCCCCATCTGCGACCCAATGAGCGAGCCACTCACCAAGGATGAGACCGAGATTGCCCTCCGACTCATGGCCCATGCCAGGGACGAGGGGAGGCCCAAAGACACTCTGGGGAGGTACCTGGCAACGTCCGTCGTGGAGCCCGGTAAGTGCCGGTGCTGGCGGTGCCGAGAGGTGCTGCCGCTCGACGAGGAACATTTTCGAAGGGCAACCTCAAAGGCAACAGGCTTCCAGTCCAGGTGCAAGCGGTGCGACAACCGGATGCGGGCAGGGAGACGCGGGGGGTACTTCCGGGAAGGGGTGGCACTGGTGAGAGGCGTGGGGCACCCATGAGGGCCACCAAACCGAAGCGTGGGCGTCCACCGAAGGCTCTGGCTGGTCCGCTGGTGGCCGAGATCCTGATCTTTGCGGACAAGGAGACGGTTCCGCTTGCCTGCGCGAGATATGGAGTCGCAGACCGCACGGTAAGGCGCTGGAAAGCGAAGGTGGAATCAGGGAAGTGGCCGGCCGTGGCTGACCTGGTCCGTGATCTGAAGAGCGCGGCACTCGAGAGGACGAAGGATCTATTGGCTCAGGTGTACGAAGCGGCTCTGCGTAAGCTGCTGGAGAAGCTTCCGGACGCCTCCTACAGGGAGACCCTGGAAACGGTCACGGAATGCGGTGGGCTCAAGGAGCTCAAGGATGCACTGAATGTCAGCAGCAACGCGAATACTCGGACAGATCCTGGCGACCAAAAGACTGGTGGGCCAGGTCCAGAAGCTCCGGGGGGAGCTGGAATGTCGAGAGCACTCAGGGCCGTCAGCTGACATCGACTGGGCTCTCCCGACAGTAGAGCTAGCCCCGTACCTCGACCCGTCCCTGGAGGCCCCGCGACACCTCGCGCGATACGGGTCTGTCCTCGATGCGGCCATGGTCGAGCAGGACCGGGAGAGCGCCAAGGTCTTCCAAATGTTGTGCTTAGCGGCACCCCCGCAGCACGGGAAGACCAAGCTCACCGAGTGCGCGATCATCAAGGCGCTCAAGACATGCCACGACCTGTCCCACGCCTACGCCTCCTATTCCCAGGACGTGACCGACCGGGTAGAGAGGGAAACCCGTCGGATTGCTGAGGCTGTAGGGCTCACGATCACCGGTTCCCGCACCGACTGGTGGATCCCCGAGACGCGCAGCCGCATCCGATGGACCTCAGTGGGAGGGTCCCTCACTGGTGACCCGGTGTCCGGGATGCTGGTGGTAGACGATCCGTTCAAGGACTTCGAGCAGGCGCGGTCCCCGGTCGAGCGCGAGAAACGCTGGAACTGGCTCGTGCAGGTGGCCCTTCGACGGCTCCACCCTGGGGCATGGCTGATCGAGATGGCCACCCGTTGGCACGAGGACGACCTTACGGCGCGCCTAAGGGAGAGGATGGGGGTCGAGTATTTGAACATCCAAGCCGTCTGTGAGGATGAGGGGGACGGAAGCGGGCGAGCATACGGCGAGGTGCTCTGGCCCAAAGAGCGACCGCTTGAGTTCATTGCGCTCCAGAAACAGAGCGACCAGATCGCCTTTGACGCCCAGTACCAGGGGCGACCGCGGGCGATTGGTGATGCCCTCTTCGGTCAAGCTCACCGCTTCGACGAGCTACCCGACACCAGGCTCGGCTTCCGTGAGGCCTACGGAACCGATCTCGCCTACTCCAAGAGCTCCACGGCCGACTGGTCCGTGCTCATCCTGGGTCGCAAGATCGCTGATGCCCTCTACATTCTGGGGGTCGTCCGGAGACGCATGGACGCCACCCTGTTCCTTGACGTGATCAAGGCAGAGCAGTTGCGGACTGATGGGAGCGTCCGGTTCTACCATGGTGGAGGTGGAGAGCTCGGGGTGTGCCAGTTCTTCGAGCGTGAGGTTCGCGGGCTACGCGCGATTCACGCGTCCGCCGACAAGGTCGTGAGGTCTACCGAGGCACGAAAGGCATGGAACCTCGGAAGAATCCTGGTTCCGAGCGATGGATCTCCATTCTACGGTGAGTGGGTGAAGCCATTTCTGCAGGAGGTTGGGGTCTTCACGGGGATCGGTGATGCTCACGACGACCAGGTGGATGCGCTAGCTGCGCTCTGGGACGAGCTAGAATCCGGGAGCGGGGACACCTCCGGGCGTGTGTCGGGACCGCGCCAACTGCAGCGCAATACCAACGGAGGTCTGGGAGGTTTCTAGACCCTGGGTGGGGCTGTCCGCTCTCTACCTCCCCGGCACCCTCACCAAGTGCCACGCTCCCGATCATTGCGTCGTATCCGACAGACTGCTGATGGTCAGCAGTGGATCTCCACGCGTGAGATCACGGAAGAAGTCTTTGGTTCGAATCGTGTGAGCCAAGCTGACGTGAACCGGCGCGCGTTCGGGGCGTCGCTCGGGCCCGACACGATCGAGAGCTGTATCCGCCGAGCTGAACTCGGTTTCATGCGCGACTTGACCGACCTGACTAAGGAGACAATCAACTTTGACCCGCACTTAGCGAGCGTTATAGGTAAACGCTTCCGCTCGCTCGCAAGCATCACGCCCAAGGTAATAGACGCAGATGGAGACGGTGTAGACGCAGCTCTCGCCAAGCGATACGCGGATGAGGTTCGAGCCCAACTACTCGGTATTCGAGGACTCCGCCAAAGGATCATCAATCTCGACTGGGCACATTGCCTTGGGCGCGGGGCTCTCGAGAAGGTCTGGGTAGAGCGGAGAGTGGGAGACTACCAGTACAGTCTCGCCGGTCTCAACTGGATCCATCCGCGCCGAATTGCCCTCGGGCCAATGAGAGAGTTCCGGATCCGAGACGACCTATGGGACGGCGCTGGGTTCGAAGCTCGAGGGCTGGATATCGCAGCGATCCCGCACAAGTTCATCTGCTACGCACCACAGCTCTATGACGAGGTGACTGAGCGCGAGGGTTTCGGGCCACGGGCTCTCTACTGGTCGTTTTTCAAGCGGTTCAGCTGGCGCGAACGAATGATCCTGCTCGAAGTGTTCGGCAAGCCGTGGCGCATTATCGACAACGACGGAACAGGGAAAACTACTCCAGAGGAATTAGACGACGCGCAGGAGCGCGCCGACGAGCTGGGCGCCAACAATTCCGCTGCTTTTCCGGCAGGGATGAAGCTCCGTCTGGAGAACGCTGACCCCAAGTCGACCGACCCACATCGCTACACCTCCCAGGATTGCGACGATCAAATCTCGAAGCTCGTCCTGGGTGGAACTCGCACCACGGACGCCAAGGCTGGTAGCCTCGGACAGAACGCGGACGAGTCCCATCAGGATGCCGAGGATTTGGTAAAGGACGCTGACAGCTGGGGGATCTCGGAGGCCCTCACCTACGACATCGCTAGAGACTTTGTTGTGCTCAACTACGGGGAAGAGCAGGCCGTCAACGCACCTCGTATCGAGCTACCCTTCGAGCAGCCGCCGGATCAAACCGAAGAGATTGGGCGCTGCAAGGGGTTCCTCGATCTTGGAATTCCGTGCAAAGTAGACGAACTCTACACCCGTAGCGGGTTCACGAAGCCTACCGATGGGGATGAGGTTATCACCAAGACCGCGCCTTCCCCCGCCCCTGCACTACCGGGTGACGGAGGTCTAGGGATCGATCCCAGTGACCCTTTAGCCCAGGCGCGTTCATTGCGGCTGTCTCGTATGAGCAGCGACTATTTCTCCAAGCTCTCCTAGCTCACGAGCACTACGGAGATCACGTCTGCTGTGCTGCGCGCGAGGATGTTACAGGCCACGGTAGCTTAGATGAGCTGATTGCGGATGGCGTCAAGGCGGGAGCGGAAGAGCTCGACAGGTGGCTCGAGAAGCTGGGAGCAGCCTGCGAAGGGCTTTCGACCAGTGAAGAGATCCGGGTCGCCATAGACGCGGCTGCGCTCGAGATTGACCACGATGCATTCGCTGATATCGCGGAAAGAAGCCTGCTGCTCGGGGTAATGCTCGGGGCGACTGACTCCCTAGTGGATCGGGAGAGGGACGAGGACGCGGACATTCAGCTGCAGAGCTACCGCGGCCTACTGGCTAATCCGATCATGCTGCGGAGTGCTCGGGTAGAGATCGTTCCGTTCGAGGAGACGATCGAGCAGTTCCGTAATCGCACGATCCTGCCTCGCGACAAGTTCGATAAACTAGTAGGAGCAGCGAAGCGTAAGGCCTTCACGGTGGCAGGGCTCGCCTCCGAGGAGCTACTGGGGACGGTCCATGAGGAGCTGTCGCGACAGGTAGCGGAGAGCGCCGAGAAGACGTTCTACGATGAAGCTACAGGGAAGTGGGTATACAAAGGGCCAAATCTGCGTGAGTTCCGCAAGACAATGCGGGCGCGCATCGAGAAGGCTGGGTGGACTCCCTCCAACCCGTCGCACGTCGAGACGATCTACCGGACCAACATGGCGGGGGCGTACTCGACTGGAGGGCTCGTCGAGAAGACGCAGCCAGCGGTGCTCAAATCGCGCCCCTACTGGCAGATACGAGGGACGGGGGACTCGAGGCAGAGGGAGACGCACCGGCGCGCTCAGAACACGATTCTGTCGGCGGATCACCCATTCTGGAGGCTAGCTTATCCGCCGTTTGGGTATAACTGCCGATGCAGAGTGATTGCCCGCTCGAAGCGGTGGGTTGATGCGCACGGTGGGCCAACATTGGTCCCTTCGGGGCTACCAGATCCTGGATTCGATTCTGGCATTGACGCTTCGATGATTCCGGATCTCCAAGTTGACATGCAGGGCGCGCGCGCTCCAACTGCCCCGAAGGAGGCACATAAGATCGAGCGAACGAAGCCTAAGCTTCCTCCGCCGACTCGCCCAGTGCCTTCGCCACAGCCGGCTCCAACAATCCCAGCTCCTAGACCAACCATCAAACCTTCCCCGGCTCGCACCGCACCGGACATTATGGCGGAGCAGCTCGAGGGGCCCGGAGGGTCGAATCCTGGAGGGGTATATCTTGGGAGCGACGGTAAGAAGCGATACGTAAAGCTCTACTCGGATCCAGCTCAATCCGCGGGAGAGCACCTAGCTAATCGCCTCTACGCAGACCTTGGAATGGGCAAGGTGAGGAGCCAGCTCTTCGAGCATCAGGGAAAGCTCGCCTACGCCTCAGAATTCATCGAGGGAGCGTCTCCGCTTGGGCAGGTGGAACTCACCCCAGCCATAGCACGCAAGGCCATGGACGGGCTCGTGGGCGACTTAGTAACAGCGAACTGGGACGCGGTTGGAATGGACCTCGACAACCTCGTACTAACGAAGAGTGGTCAGGTCATACGGATCGACAACGGTGGGACGTTCCTGTCAAGGGCGCAGGCTGGGCGCAAACCGATCTCCGCGCTCGAAGGGCTTTCAGAATGGGACGGGTTCTTCGACCCGAACATCAACCCTAGCTACGCGAAGCTCGCGCAGATCGCAGGCGTGAGTGGTCCAGTCGACTTGGCCCCGGTGCTCAAGTCGAAGCTGCGTGATCTGAAGAAGATCGCGAGCGACGCAGGAGGATGGGAGAAGTATGTAGCGAAGCGCGCTCCGAGCCTGCCGGCAGACGACGCTGCGCAGATCGCCAAGATGATCGAGTCCAGAACTCGGCTCATCGGAGAGAAGCTCAAGGAGGCAGAGGAACAGGCCAAGAAGCTAGCTAAAGCCAAGAGCACAACCAAGGCGAAGCCTCGCACCATCGAGATTCTAGAGCCAGCGAAGCTACCCGAAGAGCCCCCGCAAGGGTATCCTGGAGGTGTAGCGAGACCAGACACGAAGGAGGCACGCCAGGCCTATTTTGACCAGCTACACGAGAGAAGCCGATCGAGGGTTGCGCAGGTGGCTACACTGGAAGAGCAGGACGCGATAACGACCTTTACGGAGGGGTCCACGTCGATTCGGGCGGCGATGAAGATGACGCGCGAGGAGTGGGATCGGAGCGTGAACAGGTACTCTGACTACGACACCAACCGAAGAGCTGGGGAGCGGATCGTTGCGGCGCTGCGCAAAGCAGCAGCGTCTCCATCTACGGAAGCGGTCGAGTCTCAAGTTGGTGAGATGTATCGAGGTATCAGGGATCTGACGAAGGACACCTTCGATAGGATGATCAACGCATCCGATATTGTGTGGGACGAGCCCACGAGTACCTCGTGGCACCCCACCTGCGCCAAGTACTTCTACACCCCGATCAACGCGTCAGATCGAAACAACTACTCTATTTTCTACAGAATCAAGCCAGCGAAGCGCACGAAGGGGCTCGGGATCGAAGGAGTGTCGTCGATCAAGGATGAGAGCGAGGTAATGTTTGGTGACGGTGTTAGGTTCCGGGTCACCAAGGTGGAGCGCGACGCGGACTACGAGCGAGGAGCAATCGTGTGGGTCGAAGAGCTTCCGTAACTAAAAATGAAGGGTTGTTTTTCCAGTATCAGGATCCACGACTTCTCTAATCCGAATCTGCGTCTCCACGAACCGATACGGCCTCCGCCTGCTCCCGTCGCTGTAGGTAACGATGAGACCCTCGAGCTCGTGGTGCATGTAACGGTCCGGGGCCGCCTTCACCTCGTCTATGGTCATCTCGATGGTCTGGCTGGTACCGTCCGGTAGTCTGCGAGTGAGACTCCCGCTTACCGGGATTGGCGCGTCTTCCGTCATGATGCTAAGAGCGTAGCAGATATGTGGATCTTCACCACGTTCGGGTTTTTCTCGGTTGTCGCCCACAGGACGAAGCCTGGGGTTTTGCTCGTGAGAGCCAGGGTAAGGTCTGATCTTGAAGCCTTTTCCGTGCGCGTAGGGCTCGAAGGTGAAGTGACAGAAAATGTCCGTGCCGACTACCGGTATCGACTGGAGGCTCCCGCGGTGGACGTAGCGCGCGTCATCTCTGAGGAGCTGACGACTATGGACTACGACAACTTCAAATCGCGCGTCGAGGAGACGCAGGGCGCCGATCGTGAGAGTGTCTACATGGGGATCTGGTCGCACCTACGAAGATACCTTAGGTAGCTGCGCTCCTGGGTGGGGCTGGGTTGTAATAGTCAGCCCCCTACCTTCGACGCATGGCAGGCAAGCCGCGTCGAAGGGCAGTTGGAGCGATAGGTCAGGGAATCCGCCTAGCCATTGATCCGGCTTCTCCTGCTGCCGAACTGAAGTGGATCCAGTGCTGCAAGTCCGGCACTTATCTGGGCCACCCGAAGTTTGCGAAGATCGAGTGGGACGCGGCCGTCTTCCAGACGATCGTCGACAACCTCCACAAGCACCCAAACTTCGTCGCTGGTGCTGATGGTGTAGGCACAGCGCGCGTAATCCCCTGGGACTACGAGCACGCGAACGAGATCCGGGCGATGAACGGAGACGTCCCGGAAGGCGGACTCCCGGCTGCGTCGTGGACCTACGATCTCAAGGCAGTGAAGGGAGCAGAGGGTGACGAGCTATGGGCTCTAACCGAGTGGCTCCCGCGTGCTCGTGAGCAGATCCTAGCCGGTGAGTACCAGGGGTGCTCGGTCTGTGTCCTGCCCAGCTACATCGATCCCGTGAGTGGGCTCGACCAGGGCCCGACGATGACGTCGATCGCTTTTACTAACCAGCCTTTCATCCAGGGCATGGCGCCGCTTGCCGCGACGCTCGAGCAGTACGGTCCAGCCGAGTCTCCGCTCGAAGTGCTCGTGGGGGTGCGATCGGCGCTCGAGTTGCCCGAGGACGCTCCGATCCCTGTAGTCGTCGAGAACCTCGATCGACTCTTCGCCGCCATCGCTAACGGCACCGTCCCCGAGTACGTCGAGGAGTCTTACATCCTCGATCGAATCCGCAGGCTTCTGAAGCTCCCGCTGCTCTCCACACCCGAGGAGATCCTGGGTGGGGCTCAGGCGGCACTCAATTCGCTCCCAACTGAAGGGGCAACCGCCCCGGTCAACACACCAGAGGTTTTCCCCATGGCAGCTACTCTCGCCGCACTCACCGCAATCACGGCCATCTTCGGATGCGCCAACGAAGATACCGCCATCATTCAGGCGGCCCAAGCTGCCAAGGCCAAGGCGGATGAGTCCGCCAAAACGGAGGTAGCGCTGGAGGGTCTCGACAAGCTCAAGCAGATGTTTGGGGCCGACGATCTGGAGGGCACGCTCGCCGCGGCCACCAAGGCAATCGCGGACGCCGAGGCGATGAAGCCCGCCGTAGCGGCTCTGTCGGAAGCGTGTAAGGCCCTCCGTAGCGGAGCCACCGCAGACGCCGAGGCAGAAGCCGGCGCGGTAGCCGCTTCTATGGCTGCTGCAGCTGGCAACCCAACGCTCAAGGACCGGCTCTACCCCGCCATCCTGCAGGCTCGCTCGAACTGCATCGTCGAGGTGAAGCCAGAAGGATCCCCGCTGGTTACGTCGGTCAAGGTCGACGAGGCGAAGCTCGCCAAGTTCCGCACCGACTACCCACTACCCGAGGAGCATCGCGCTCTTCTGACTCGCACGATCGTTGCTGGTCCCAACGGAACGCAACTGGGTGGACCGGTAACTGGATACGCAACGCAGCCGATCACGCAGACTGCGGGGCAGCAAGGTTCTGGAGATCCAGAAGCAGCGAAGGTTGTCGACGCCATCAATGGGCAGCCTGGCCGCAACCTGATCGAGAAAACCAACGCCTATCTGTGCTCGATACGCCCTTCACACCAGACCCTCGACTTCGCCACTCAGTGCCGAATTTCCGGGCAGTTCTCCAACGCACTCATCACCACCGGGAAGGTCCCTAAGGGGATCTGACGCAGGCAACTCCCCTGAACCAACAGGACCAACACCATGACTGAAGCAACCGTCCCCGTCATTGACCAGCCGAACTGCTACCGCCCGGGGCGAAACAGCGGAGCGAGCGATATCGCTCGCGGCCACCTGCTCAAGGCTGGTGCCAGCTACCAATCCATAGTGCTTGCCACTTCCACCTCGGACAAGCCGGCAGGCGTTGCGGCCGAGGTGATGGAGGGCACCACTGTTGGTGCCATCACCCGCGATCGTATGATCTCTGGCCAGGCCATGGTCATATGTGGAGCCGCCGTCGCCATCGGTGACGACATCACCACCGACTCGTCCGGACGCGGTATTGCGACTACTGGCGCCGCGCAGGCCGTGTGGGGACGCGCTCAGACCGCCACGTCCGCGGCTGGAGAGCAGTTCGCGATGGAGATCAACCTGGGAGGCAAGGCAGCCACTCCGGGCGGGGTCCAGATGCTCGAGATGACCCTCGACTACACGGACCTCGTAGACGCAGAGACGAACCAGGACTTCTCGCTAGGGACTCTCCCTGCTGACACGTGGCTCGTTGGATACCAGGTCGTTCCCGATGATCTGATCGTCAAGGCGACCGCTACGTTCGCTCTCGACATTGGCTACACCGGGGCAGCCGAGTTCTGTGCCGCTAGCCTCAACGTCGGATACGGAGGAACCGCAGACACTCCACTGCAGGCTGCCATTTCGAAGGCTCTCACGGCTGATACCGAGATCCTAGCAAACGTCGCCATCAGCACCGGAAACCTGGGAGACGGAACAGACACTCTGTGCACTGCAGGCTCCACCATCATCCGCCTATTCTATATGACCGCCAACCCGGTGACCGTCGTCCCGTAAGGAACCATAATGGCCTACACTTTCGAAAATGGTAAGATCGTAGCGGTCCAGGGAGACGTTCGACCTGGCGTTATCGAGAAGGAGTTCACGCTCCTATCCGACATGGGTAACGCGCGAGCAGGCACCAAGGTGATGCTCGCGGTGGCTCCGTCCGACACGTCACAGTCGACGGAACTAGAGACGTATCTTGGAGGGTACACACAGAACGGGATGGGTCAGGATCTCCTGTCTCCCATCGTCCCGATTGACAAGGAAAGTTCCAAGCGTAGGGATTTTTCGCACCTGAACACCTTCGCCCCGGCGGATGATCGCGTTGGACGAAGCGGCGCGATCAACCAGATCGAGCATATCAGCGACGTCATCGAGTTCAAAACCGAGGAGCACGCGCTGGCTGCGTTTATCTCGTTCGCCGCGGAAAACGACGCGGTTGGCGGGTACAACGTGCGCGCAGCTCACGCCAAGATGATTCGGGACAAGCTGGATCTCAATCGTGAGATCAGACGCTTCGATACGGCTACGTCGGTTGGAACGTGGAATCCCAATAACTACACCACCATCACCACTAACTACCGGTGGAATACGGGGACGAGCAAGGATCCGCTTGCGGATATCCGTGCCCGCCTGAAGTACTCGTGGTCGCATGTCACCGGGATCTTTATGAATCTGGAGGTAGCTGGATACTTCCTGTCCGACACCAAGGTCAAGGCGGCTGCTGACTTCGTGCTTGGAACGGCTACCATGAAGAATGGTCTGGTCGTTGACTCAAGCACCCCAGGAGTGCAGATGTTCCGACTCCCGAGTCTTCCTCCGTTCTACGTGGTCGACTCGAAGAAGTACGTGTCCTCCACGATGTCGCCGATCCTTGCGGACGACGTGATCCTAGTGAATCAGCCTGTCGTGCTGTCAGGTGGTGACACCTTGGCCTCGTTCCTCTCCTTCCGCTACCGCGGTCGCTCTGGAACCGGATACACCGTCAACGAATATCAGCCAGCTGGGCGCGGGCTCAACGGCGGCACAATGCTCGAGGCTGGATACGCCGACGCTGACGTCACCCCTGGAACGAGCGCGGACGGTTCGATCACCTCGCGTATCGGTGGCCTAATCAAGGGCGTACTTACCGGGACCTAACTAAGGCGCTTGATACAGGAACGCAGGGCCCCGAGTCGCATGGTGCGGTCGGGGCCTTTGCGTAAGACCGAGGGAGTTTTGTTCATGGCAAAGCCAGATCCAAAAGACGACCAGATCGCCGAATTGCAGCTGCGGCTAGAAGCCGCGAATCAAGCCACGTCAAAGGCAGAGACCAAGGCCCAAGAGGTAGGCGCGCTACAGGCTGAACTCGCCAAGTCTCAGGCGACAATCAGCGGACTAGAGAAGAAAGTGGAGGGCCTACAGAAGGAACTGGAAGTTTTCCGAACGAAGACCACCAATCGTCCTATCGTCGTCGGACTCGACCCAGAGCGCGCCGTGCAGTTGCGGGTTTCTAGCGTGGTTACCAACGCAATCACCATGACTCGCATCGACGCGGTAGCGGGGGACGTGCTGGTTGAATCCTCGTTCCTGGAAGAAACCCAGAAGAAGATCGGGACGTCCGCCAAGATACATCCGGTATCGAAGGATGAAATCGTATCTGCGAAGAGTTCGGGCCGAGCGTACTAATAATCCCCATGTCAAAAACCTACATTTTCCAGAACGATCTAGAGGAGATGTATGGGGTGAAGCCGGTGGCGGAACTGTTCCGCGAGCCAGGCACCAACGCGACAAGTGTGCGACTCCAAACGTGCTGTCGCGTTGGTTGCCGCAAGGCAGACGCCTACTTGCTGAAGGCGTGGACTGAGGAGCAGATCGAGAATTTGGTTCGAACGGATGACGCGATCCGCTCCGATCTGTGCGACATCATCATGCACGAGGGGGAGAAGGGGCGCCCAGAATGGCGCTCCGGAACAGAGGTTACAGCCTACGAGAAGGCTGCGACGTCTGCTCTGAAGCGTCTCAAGGAGCTCTCCGAGGCGCAGCAGCGCTCGGTAGGTGAGACACAAGGGGGGGGGGTCAATCCCCACACGAGAGCCGCCAGGACCGGCACACAGAACTTGATTTTCGCCCCGTCTGGAGGCGTACCGAAGCGGGGGTTCTGATGGACGGGATCCTGCTCGATACCCGTGACATCGAGGTTCCGCTTCGGGATCTTGTGGCTAAGGGCAAAGGTGTAGGACACCTGCTCCCGATCATTGCCCAGGATCTCGTTTCGGCCGTCGATGATGTATACGAAGCAGAGGGACCTGGGTGGCAAGACCTAGCGGATTCGACGAAGAAGGCTCGTCGCGGAGATTCCTACAAGATCCTGCAAGACACGGAGGTAATGGTTGGGTCTACCGACATCGGATCCGGAACCACTGGATCAGGCTTCTGGGTAGAGGCGTTCGCTGGCGCCTCCTACGCGGACTTTCACGCGACAGGAACCGCAAACATGCCGCAGCGTAACCCTTTCGATTTGGGCCCCTTCGAAGAGGGGGTCCTTCGTGACGTCGCCGATCTGATTCTGGAGGATGTGACACGATGAGCACGACCCACGTATTTCACGCGCTCGAGGCGATCCTGCAGGACTTACAGGGGGCCTACGCGACCGGGCAAGCGCTGGTCAAGTCGACGGCTGGAACCGTCTCTCTCCCTGCCGGGAGCTTCGCTGTGCCTATCATGGATGGTTCGGCATCGGACGAACTGACATGCAAGGTGGAGCCGAACTCGGCAACCCTCGATCGGTCGTGGCCTGTTACCACTGATGGCGCAGAAGTTATTTTCACCACGCTCCAGGGGGGGCAACGGTGCAGAATCCCAGCTGGGACTCGGATCAAGTTTGACCCTTGGATATCCGGAGTTTCCACTCACGCGACCGTGACGGGAGCGGGTATCGTAGGAGGTACTAACGTCAGGGGCGACGGGAAACTGGACATTTTGCGACAGGTGAAGCTCTACAAGGATCTCGGGGAGCGAGCGTCGGCCGCGGACTTCTTCCGGGCGCAGACTTACGATTTCCCCGCGGCTGTGATCTGCTGGATCCAGACTTCTCCGGGAGACGGGACCACCTCGCCCACAATGGGTGTCTCCACCGCCAGGGCGGGCAGAGGGAAACGTTTCTTCGTCCACGAGTTTGAGATCACCCTAGTGGGCAGCAGGCTCGATGGGGCGAACGAACGACGCAAGGAGCTCGACCGGATTCGAGACGACCTGATCCTGCTCCTGACAGACCGTGTCGCGTGGCGTGACCTCGAGTGCAACCTCACACTTCTCAGCGCGAGGGCCACTGGGACCACGGCTACCAGCTACCTGGACACCATTCGGGTCACTAGTGAGTTCGTGTTGAAGCGGCTGGAGAGGCGCACCTTCAACCCATGGATCAAGACGCGCACACAGGGCGCCCGCGAGAATAGCCTGGGCGATAGCGAGACAGACGTAGATGTGACCGACGAGATGGACCAGGGGTAGGTAATCCTGGGTGGGGCCGTCTCGGATGGTGGTGACCCGTAGCCTCAGAGTCATGGCCGTCGAGTTCGTCGCGTACGTACGCTCTGTCGAGGGATTCGCCGTCCCTCGCTATGGGACTCAGGAGCTGATCGGGGCGACCCGTGTGGCTCCCAAACATCGCACCGGCACGGTTGGATCGATCGTTTGGGACACCGAGCGGATCGTTCCTCTCACTGCCGAGTACATGCGTAAGTACGCAAAGGAGATGCGAGGGCATCTCCGCAACAAGGAACTCGTTAGTGTCTCTCACCATGAGTGGGTGGAGCAGGTCTCAGCTCCACTGGAGGTGACCGAATGACCGCGATCCCCAAGGCATTGTCGCCGACTAGCCCAACCCCAGGGTTTGGGTTAGTCGTGAACCTGAAGCCCACCGCGATCGCCCCGGGATCGCAGATTTTGAAGGGACTCATTGTTGGCCCACCCAATGTCGACGGAAATATCGACACCGCGGACGAGATCCGAGAGCTACCCAATGGGCAAGCTGATATGGATGTCGCCGCCGGCGTGGCCAGTCTTCCCTCGCTCGCTTACGCTGCGTTGATCGCTCAGTATCCGCAGGCAACGATCGAATACATCGGGGTTGCCCCTAGCGGTGGAGACGCTGCGACTGGGTCCTTCACGTTCGGAGGAGCGGCCACAACTTCGGGGACCTGCCACTTCAAGATCCAGGGCGTGGCGGTAGATGTGCCGTGGAACGTGGGCGACACGCTCAACGTCATGCGCGCGAAGGCTGTTACCTATCTGGGCCAGTATTCCTCGCTCTTCTTTGCTACCTGCACCGAAGCCGTAACAGAGGGCGTCGTTACCGTGACGGCGAATCAGAAGGGTCCAGCCGGTAACGACGTATCGATTTCATGCACGCTAGAGGGTGTGACCGGCGGGACCATGACGGTCTCCGCGGCGCACCTTGCGGCGGGAACCACGGAACCGGACTTCACCCTTGCCCTGGCAGCTGCTGAGGGCAAGACCTACGACTTCATTGGGCTCTGCCTATCCAATGCGGACGCAGCCTCTACGACAGGGAACTTCGCGAAGCTCAAGACGCATATCGCGTCGCTAAACGAGGGTAACGGCGCGAAACTACAACAGGGAATCGTTGGCCACACCGGGCTACGAACAGCGCTCTCCTCGGCAGCGGCAGCGATGAACGAACAGTGGCTCGAGATGATGAACGTCCAGAACGCTCTCTCTCTCCCCTGCCAGGTCATGGGCGACGAGATGGGCTCAAGGATGGCTGGTGTTGCGGCCGTCTACTCGAAGAACAGGATCGGCTCGCTCTTCAAGATCACTGGATCCGCAGACCCAGTGGGCGACAACCCGACCACGGCGCAGAGTGACGCTGCGCTACTCGATGGTGTGTCGCTAGCCTATTACGACTCGAACAACGATCTGGCGGTATGCCGCGCCATCACGACCTACGTGCAGACCCCGACGGGCGCCTCGATTCTGCCCACGGACTGCAACGAGATCGATGCCATGTACGTCACGTTCAAAGACCTGCGTCTGCACTTGCAGGCGACGTACAAGGGCGTGCGGGTCGCGCGTGACAGCGACGATCCGGCAGACCAGCTACCAGAGGGGGTGGTAGAAGAGCGCGATATCAAAGCCACTGTCGTGGCTAGACTGATGCAGTTCGCTGTCCCCAAGGGGCTCATCAACAAGACCGCGCTTCTCACAGAGATCGAAGCCGGGAACCTAGTGGTCTCCGTCGATGACGTCGACGAGACACAGGTGAACGTATTCGTCCCCGTGAAGCCCTACAAGAACCTCGCAAAGATGGGGCTATGCGCCCAGAAGACAGGGTAATATGGCAATCGAACAGCTCAAGTATCCCAAGGGCAAAGTTGCCATCGAAGGCGGGGAGCTCCAGGACTACACCAACGGAGATGGATCCATTGATGACGGCTGCAAGACCGTCAGCACCCACCGAAACGGCGGCATGGCGTCGGGAGTGGTGTACGGTCCAAAGTCCGCGAAGTTCACCTTCACCTCAGTCATCTCGAGCGAAGGCTTCGAACGTGACTACCTGGGAAAGCACTCGCGCGAAGAGAGCGTCGAGGCTCGATTCAAGTTTCCGGGCGGCAAGGTTCTTACGATCAATGGAGGGTACACGGGACTGTCTTGGAAGGACTCAACGGATGGAACCGTCGAGTTCACTGTGACCGTTACCGGCGGATACTCGCTGTCTGGATAATCGTGGACACGAGGGAGTCGGATAGGGTCAGGACTCGGCGGTAGCTCGGCATTCCACTCCCTCGTGCCGTCCTGCCGCCCTTACGAGGGAGACATGGCAGACACGGTGGATCGTATCCCAGAGTTGGGAAACCGCACATGGGAAGAGCTGGAGGTCGTCAACCATAAGGACGGCCATTTGCTATTCAAAGACTTCCTGCGCAAAAAGATGCCCAGCGGGAAGTTCGGCCTAATAGAGGTGCGTGTTCGAATCGAACGCATGCTCGGGATAGCCAGGGCGCGCGTCGAGAACCGAGCATTCTGCACGGCGCTAGGGCTGAGCGAGGATAGGGATAGGGACGTATTCGCTGAATTCGAACAGGTTCACGTTCTCGCCCACGCCATTCGCGCCAAGGAGGCGCCTTACCCGCAATACGCCACCGCCCAGGAGCTGGTCGAGCAATACGACGAGGCTTCGCTACAGGACATCTTGGGGAGAATCGAGGAGCTCAGGGTCAGGTTAGATCCGAGGGTGAACCTCGAGACCCCTGATGATGTGTGGACAATGGTGCAGCGCGTGGCCAAGGCGGGCCACCTCGCCCCTTTGACCGATATCGCTGGGCACGAGCAACCCAGCTTCGTGGTTTTTATGGCGTCGCAAGCAATGAACTCCCCGATGGGTGTTGCCTGGCTGCGCTCGCTAGGGAGCTCGACTCCGGATTGCTCACCGGACCAGAACTCTACGGAATCCTGAAGGGCTCACCATGTCGGAACGCGCCGCTTCTGTAAGACTCCAGCTCAACAGTGCGTCATTCTTGGGTGGACTACAGCAAGTAACGCGTTCCGTGCAACAAGCTGGCGCGGCGATGGGCAATGCTCTTAGGGGCCCATCCGTTGCTGCGCTTGGCGCAATGAAGAGTTCGCTTAGCGCTACCGCGAACGAGGCCAGGGGTCTAGCGAAGATGGTAGGGGCAATCGCGGGTGGGTTATCACTTCAGCAGTCCATATCAGGAGCCCTGAACCTTCAGCATGAGTACAGGAATCTAGCCAATCAGATCAATCGACTTGGTGACTCCGGCAAGGATTGGCAGGATGTACAGCTGACGATCGAGGACTCAGTAAAGGCGTCAGGGCAGAAGGCGGAGGATATGGTCGTGGTATTCCGTGAACTCTACACGGCGACCGGCGATCTGAAGTATACCGAGGAAGCGGTTAGAGCGATCGGTATTGCCGCTACGGACTCGGGCGAGAGCGCTATTGCACTGGCAACCCCAATGCAATTGGCCGCGAGGAAATTCGGTGTGGCGGCGCAGGACACAGAGGAGGCGGTAGCGCGAATCATTGAGAAGGTGGGTGTAGGAGGGGCATCCCTAGACGGGATGAACAACCGCTTCGCTATCATGGCTGGCGAAGCAGCGGAAGCTGGAATGAAGGGGAAGGAGGGGCTCAGTGCGCTACTTGGCGTGATGCTCACCCTCGACAGTCGGATCGGTGAGAAGGCGGCTCCTGGGTTACGCATGTTGTTCCAGACGCTCAAGGACGGGACAACACAGATGAGGGCCATATCGAAGCAGTCGGGAATGAAATTCGATGTCGACACGTCCGCCTTCGAGAAGCTCAGAAAGCTGATAGGAAGCGAGAAGGGGCGCAAGACCGCGGAGCTTGTGTTTACGGCTGATTCTAGAGTCGTCTATGACACGCTTGTTGCTCCTTTCGAGCAAGCGTTCAAGCTAGCCAAGGCACAGGGCAAGAACACCACGGAAGCTACCGCGGCAGGCATGTCCGCCTATGATGCGGCGATGGCGCGGCTCACTGAGTCAACCGCGGACTTTTCCAAGGCCGCAGCAGGCTCGGCTAAGCGCATGATCGAAGATCCGACAGTGATTCTGCGCAAGGCAACGAGCGAGATGGCGCTCGCCTTCACCGACAAGCGGATGCTGGATTCCCTGACGCAGCTAGCCAAGATCACCCCTCGCGTTGCCAGCGGCATGAGCGACATGGTTCGGTACACGATCGAGAATCCGTTGAAGGCTGCTGGAATGTATATGGGGGCGAGGGCGGGGGCGGCGGGGGTGATCAAATTCACCGGAGAGCTAGGTGCGGCGGGGCTGAAAGCGGCCGGGTCATCTATCGCCACGATGTTCGCGACCCAGGTAGCCAAGGATGGGGCGTGGACGGTAGCAGGGAAGGCGTTCGGTATAGCCGGCGGAGCCGCTGCTGCGTTCATGGTTGGCAAAGCAATCATTGATGCGATGTCCGCATCGGATGAAGCCAAAAATGCGAGAGCCGAAAGCGTCGCAGCTATTGGATCTGCGGTGGCTGCTAGTGGGACCAAGGAACAGCGTGCGGCGTACCTATCCAGGGCAAAGCAAGAGCTTGAGCGCGTCAAAGCTGAAGGGCCCAGTGCCAGTGAGAAGGTATTTGGTACGCTGGAGGCTGTCACAGGTGGCACATCAATATTAGAGCGTTCTGGAAGACAGAAGCTAGAACTGGAGACGACCGTAGCTGCCCTTGAGAGGTCACTCAATACCACCTCAGTGGAGCAAGCTACCAGGGCGACCATCGAGTCCTTCCAGCGCATGACGCAGGCAGCTGACAAGGTGTCAAGAGCAATGGGCGGCGTAGGCGCTGGCGGATCCAACGGCCTTCCCCCTCGTGCCCCAACGAAGGAAGGCTACTAGATGGCCGCGTCCAAGATTTGGCAGAACTCCAAGCCGGCGTCTTTCGAGGTAGAGGGATACGACCCGGTGGTCTTCCCGGTGTGGCAGCAGACGAGTGGGGACACTGGGCTGCGTGCCGTGTGCCGACCCATCCCATGGGTGCACGGTGAGGAGATTGATAATACTGGACTAAATGCGATCACTTGGAATCTTTCTGCGCCCTTCGCCCTGGTGCTCCAAGGCGAGGACGGGATCGGAGACGAACCGCCGCTCTACCCGACGCGTCTCGAAAAACTGATCGAGCTGTTCGAGACGTGCAAGACGGGGACCCTCCATCTGCCGTGGAAACGTAATATCCGTTGCAAAGCGCTCACGTGGCGGCGGGTGGCTAACGCCGACATGATAGACGCTGAGGTCTTGGAGATCACATTCAAGACCGACAACGAGAACCTGCTCGACCAGCAGAAGGCGCAGTCGATACCCGCGTCGACCGTGCGACAGCTCGCTATACAAGCGCAGTTCGAGGCCGAGCGCGTGGGCGCGTGGGACGGATCATGGGAGGACTTGACTCGTCTTACTGCCCAGCTCGAAGCCATCATGCTGGCCCCCAGCGAGTACCGTCAGGACGTCGCGTCTAAGGCTCAGCGTGTCAGCTCGTGTTGCGACCGACTTCTCTCTGCTCACTCCAAGTCGGAGGCGGGTCGCAACGCGTTCGTTGATCCGGCTTCGGCTCCCGCCGTGCGCCTGCTCATTCTCATCCGTGGGCAGGCTGATAGCGCCGAGGCCGAGGCTAGAACAGGGACAGTGCAAGGGGTCGTAACCAAGACCATCGAACGCGCCACCTCGATTTGGGAGTACGCTATCGCTGTTGGGATGGACCCCTATGAGATGCTGACGCTCAACCCACAGATCGAGGATCCGAACTACATCCCCGCTGGGACTCAGATCAAGACGGCGAGGAATTGATGGTCGATCGTGAAGTCGTAACTCTGGAGAGTCTCGATGGGAAGGGTGACTCGATCCTGATTGATAGATCCACGACCTACGAGATCACTACTGATATCACCGCTCCCTCGGAGGCTCGGATTGAGATCGGTGACAACGGCACTTGGCAGGCGCTCAAGTCGGCTATCGCCATCGGGCGCCGCTTCCGGATGACCATCAATGGTCGATCGATCATGGTTGGGCGCATGTTGACACGTGCTTTGCCCGTGTCGGTGCAGGGCGGGGCGACTGTGCAGCTCACTGTGCGGACCGTACTCGCTGACGCCGCGTTCGCGTCGTGCGACCCCACCACAATCCGCGGTGCGACACTGAAGGACGTGGTTCTCCGAGCTTATGCCACCCTCGGGCTAACCGAAGACGACTTCGAATTTTCTCCCGACACGGCGAGGAACATCGTCACGGGAGCCGGAAAGGCCACAGGTACCAAGGTTGCGCTCGAGAAAATCACCGAGCAAGACGCGATGGTTCGCCCACCCGAGACCGTCTACGCGTTCGTCGACAGACACCTGCGACGCTTCGGTCTGCTCCACTGGGACGGACCAAACGGCAAGATCGTAGTCGGGAAGCCCAACGACAGCCAGCCACCGATCTACGCTCTTCGGCTTCTGCGCTCGAATCCGCGCGGCAACAACATCATGGACGCCCGGAGATCCGAGGACTACGAGTCGGTGCCGAGTTCGTTTTCCGTCTACGGTCAGGGCGGAGGGCGCGACTACAGGAAGTCGGCGGTCAAGTACACCATAACCGACCCGGTCCTGTCCGCTGTCCCCATCAGACGCCCTTCGATGGCCATCGATGAGGCTATCGCGAGCTCAGCACTCGCAGAGGCGCGAGCTCGTCGCGAGATGGCTCAGCGTTCCCTGCAGCGTGAGAGCTGGGAGATATTAGTCGGGCAGTGGTGCTACACACTCAACAGTCAGCGAATACCTTGGGCGATCGACACCGTTTCGACCCTTCGAATCGACGTAGCGGACCCCGTGTCGGCCCCGTACTACTGCTGGAGGGTAGTACTTCGAGGTGACGCTACCGAGGGTCATACGACGCGCCTGACGATGGCGGCGAAAGGAGTGTGGACTCCATGAGACCAGATCCATCAGCGTTCGTTGGCTACGGGATGACGACGTTTCAGGTTGGGGGATCCTCCGTCTCAGGGCCATTCGGCGCAGTGCGCTACGCCGGAGCTGGCACTGTCGAGGGCGAGGGCACGCAGGATGCCGAGAGCTTCGGGGCTCCCGGGATCATCTGCCGCCCTCGGCCACCTTCAACCGTCACCGGGCTCGACGGGTCGACCCAGTACGACGTAGGACTCGAGTCGGTGGGGGCCCGCATGGGCGACTCCATTCGCCCGGTGGCGTACCGGGATTTGCGCCTCAACCGTGCGTTCCCTGCCCCTGCAGAGGGGACGATGGCTTTCGTCGGGTACGGCGGGGGGTTCCTGTCTTTCTCGGACGACGCAGCCAAGCAGAGTATCACCACGCTTTACGTCCCGTACGACTTCGACGGGGATGGGGTACCGGCGAAGTGCCACACGATCGTGCTAGACCCGCAGCAGGAAAAGGTTGCGGTCATCCAGGGAGATGGACGCTCGATCATCTTGGGGCCCGACGGGATCGTGATGCGGTGCGACAGAACCACGCACGTCACCATCGGCCCCGGGACATGTACCATCATCGCGGACAAGATCATCCTGCAGGGTAACGTCTGCGCGGGAGCAGACTCGGTGGGAGCCGTCCCTCTTACCCCGGGAGTCTCGTCGCCTTCGTTCTTCGTGTCGGTGGTGTAGTGGCGTCCCGGTGCGCTTTCCCGTCGCTGGACTTCGCCTTCCCCGCGATCCCCTTCCCGTCGCTCCCGGCGCTGCCTACCATCCCGACTCTCCCCTGGTGGGCGCTTCCGGGGCTCCCAAGCCTGCTGCTGGTGCTGCCCGGGATCCCTTTCCCGTCGCTGCCCACGCTTCCGACGCTGCCGGATCTCCCCGTTCTCCCGCCCTTACCGGGGCTCCCCACTCTCGACTTCGCCTTCCCCGCGATCCCCTTCCCGGGGCTCCCGGTAATCGCCCTGCCCCTGTTCGCGATTTCGATCTTTTGCCCGCTGGATTGACCCAATTTGACAGCGCGGCCGGACGGTCCACAATTGATGGATGCGTGCCTACCTGCCCCTTGCCCTGCTCTCCCTAGCCTGCTCGTCCACCGTGTCCACCGTGTCCGGAGATGGAGACCACGCCGCGGGTGCCGCTGGCCTCTCTGACACGGGATCGGCGGGGGAGACTCAGGAGAACCAGGGAGGAGGAGCGGGCGAGCCTGGTGGCGCGTCAGGAGCGGCTTCAGGGGGTACCGAAGCGGTGGGGGTCGGAGGGCGGACAGCTGCCGCGGGGGGCAACTCGGGGGAGGCGGGGTCCGCGGGGGAGGCCTTCGTCGCAGGGACGGCGTCGGATCCCTACTATCTGGGGGACGGTAAGCGGTGCCCGCAGATCGCACTGGATGCGCTTATGACCTGGGACAAACTCAATCCAGGCGTGCCAAGATACTACGACAACGGGGCATGTCACGGGTGGTGGGAGCCCGCCCCGTTCGTGGGTGGAGTGATCCGAGCCGATGTCGATTTCGGTAGCGATAAGATCGCGGTGAAGCCAGATACCTGCGCGCAGGTCACTGTGATTCCGGAGGACGGATCGGAAACCCAATGTACTGTCACCGGGTGGTACTCCTCTGTCGTGAAGATTCAGCAGGATCTAACCTTCGGAGGTAAACTCACCACCCTAAGCGTTGGGTACTGGGTGGTCGTGCAGTATTTTGCGAGAACCGTCCGGGACAGAAACAGTATCTGCCCTGATGAGTGCGGATACCTGTAGCCCCCTGGGTGGGGCTCACCTGAGGTAGCGAGACCGGCACCCTCACCAGGTGCCTATCCCTCCCGCAGGTGCGTTCCCCGTTGGAGAGCCTATCACGGTCCCGCTTCCTAAGAAGCGATCTCCGGCGGTCTTCCTAGCTGACGCAATCGACCCTGAGACGGGAGACTACCGCTCAATCCTGACGGGTGTAGACCCGGTAGAAGGGGCGGCGCTAGAAGCGCTCCGAGTGAAGCGCGGGAGCGGATCGGCGGTACTAGACGATGGAAACAAGTTTCACGAGATCACCAAGATCGACGAGAAACTTGAAGGACTGCTGCGCTCCGAGATTGAGTACGCCTGGCGCCACCTCATTGCGTCGCGAGCGCTTCGACTCGAGAAAGTCGACATTGAGCAGGAGGACGTGGCCGTCTACTGCGTGATCAGCTTTAGAAATCTCGCGCAAGAGCGAGCGGCCAAGCCAATCAGGTTGCCTCTCCTGGCACTACTTCCGAGGGCAGCATGACCGCTCCAGCAGATCGCGAGTTCGCTGTCCTTCAACGCGGGGCAATCCGAGACCTGGTACTCAACTACTTTCGCGCTGGATTGCGACGGCTCACCAACCCCGAGACAGGAGAGTTGTTCTCTGAGGACGAGATCGCGCAGGCGACGGCGCCCGGATCTCGATGGTACCGAGAAGCATCTGGGATCGACGACTACGGGCAGGGGGCGCAACGAAACGCTCTCTACCTAAACGATCAGGCGCGAGTCGACCGATGCAATACGTCTTGGCTCGAGAACTACCACGCTCGACTGTGGGACCCGGAAGGGAGGCTCCCGGCAACGGGCGGTAGCGGAACTGTCACGGTCAGCGGCACCCCAGGAACTCCAATCACCAACTCGACCACCGTTCCCGATCCGACGGCATGCTGGGGTAGAGACGCACAAGGATTCAGATATCAGGCTTATTCTGGTGACACAGAGATCGGGGATGGACCGGTGACGATCACCATGGTGGCGATGGATGCCGGGATCGCTACCAACCTAAAGTCTGGAGACCGCATCACCTGGGCCTACCGCAACGACGGTATGGCACCCGAGGCGGTTGTTGCCGCCGACTTCGTGGGCGGAACCGACGTCGAGACCGACGCCGAATGGATCTCCAGAATCGAGGGGAACATCCGATTCCGCCAAGGCGGAGGGAACGACGCGCAGCAACGCGCCTGGGCTAGGCGAGCCTCGAACTCCATCGAAGACGCCTACGTCTACCCGTGCTTCCTAGGCCCCAACAGCTTCGCTATCTGTATCACACAGAAGCGCGGAGCGACACAGAGCCCAACGGCTAAGATTGCCCCAGCCGCGCTCCTGACCACAACTACGGCTTTCATGGTCCCTCCCGGTTCGCCGGTGGAGCCTAGCGATCCGTTCGTGTTGGTGACGCCACATCAGACCCAAGAGGCTTTCCTGGCCTTAGATCTGGACATGGCCACGGGCTCGACCACGGGTTGGACCGACTCTCAGCCGTGGCCGCTATGGGGAGGGACGAGCGCTTGGCCCACCGTGGCGCTTATTTCAACCAACTACGCGATCATCTCCTGCCCGGACGAGGCGACGCTTCCTGGGCAGGTCGAGGGAGCCACGGTAACCGGAGACGACATCCCAAGCATGATGGTGTGGGTTTCGTCTGAGGGTCGCTTTCGCGAGCTGGGTTCCGTGGCCTCGGTAGAGCAGAACGTCGACGGCGATTACGTGGTTACCTGGACCGGGACTCGCCCGTCCTATGTCACGCTGAGCGCCACGGTATCGCCCCGTACCGCTATGCTGTCACTCATATCTGGCGCACTCGTAGACTACTTCGACCACCTCGGGCCTGGAGAACTCTACGCCTCAACCCACGAGTTCTTCGATCGCTGCCAGCGATTCCCGGAGCCCAAGTATGAGCGCCCCAGCAAGATGTCGGGGGACGTCGCGGAGTGGGTTCGCGAAGCACTGGGCGGGGCCTGCTCGACTGTCGCACTATCATTCCCGTTCACCGGTGCGATCTCCCCCAACGTCCCCACCTACCCATCCGACGGCCCCTATATGCTGGTTGCCGGTGACGTCTACGTCCGTCCACTCCCGTGAGGCACCATGTCAGGTTTCCCTACTAGATCACTTCGATCGGCGCTCGGCCCCACCTACCGAGACGCGAGACCCGTCGAGAACCCTGAGATAGAGCTTGGGGCTGAGCAGCTGGAGTTGCTCCTTCAGATGGCTACAGGTGTGAACCTGGTGGCTGCCCGGGCTTCGCTCGTCGCCGAATGGAACGGCGGGACGAGCACGTTCGACGTGCTGCATCAGGAAGAGACATGGAACGTCGACCATTCTCAAGCTCACCCTGAGCTGGACCGCACGTCAGCGGGAGTCTACACGTACCAGTTTGCTTCGTCCTATCTTGACGTGAGCGGGATAGCAGTAAACACCGTGGCAGTAGCCGCGCGCTGCTCGCCTAGCCAGGACGGAGGAGGTTGCACCGCTGAAGCTTGGGTCGACTCCGCAGACGCTACCATGGTGCATGTCGAGACCAAGGACGGTGGCACGGCTGCCGATGTCCGCTTCTGGTTGGAGGTACTGTGAGGCACCTCCCTCTCCGAATTGGCGGTGGCCACGACGGTCCCGAAGCCACTTACCGTATGCTCCGCAGCACACAGGGCATCGGAGGGAGCGCTTCAAACGACGAGGGCATCGATGGTCTATGGAGACGAGCTCGAGCTATTGGGCTCGAGGCGGGCGATTCGGCCATCAAGCGGGCCATCAACAACTATTTCCCGTTCCTCGCGCAGGACACGCTCGCGTACTACGAGAGGAAGCTCGGGCTAGTAGCGGCTCCCGGAGAGTCGGATCCTGAGCGTCGAGCTGAGGTGTCCGCGCTATGGCCAGCGAAAGCGTCGGCACGAAAGGCCGATGTGGAGAGCGAGCTCCGGCGTATTGACTCACGATTCTCCCTTCTCGCGATAAGCGACACGGTGAAGAGCTGCTCACGGCCAGGCCGATGCCTGGCACCCAATTCAGGTTCGGGCGAGCCAACGTATGGCACTAGGCACTGCTCTCCGTTGGCTCGCCCCACGTCTCGCGCAATGTGGCGAGCTCGTCTCAATGTTGGCTCGACTCGCGTCCTCACATTGACGGAGAAGGCTTCGATACGAGCCGCCAAGACCAGGCTACGAAGGTTGTCCCCTTCGTGGCTCAGCTACACCATCACCACCACGAGCGAATTCCTCCTGGGAACGTCCCGACTCGGGATCACGGGGTTATAGGCGATGTCGAACTTCACTGAGATCAAGACTGGTGGATGGGATGACTACGATCCGCTGACTGGCGATCAGGTAAGCTCGATCCAGGACACGCTACTCAAGGCACCAAACTTCTCGGAGGGGTGCACATTCACGCCAGCAGCTGCCATCAACGTGCTGGGAGAGCACGGGATGCAAGTGGCTACGCTGTTGGCCAGCGAGATAAGTGTTACCGAGGGTGACGCATTGAGCCTTCGCGTTGAGCAGATCCTTAGGCTCGATCGGGAAGTGATTGTTATCGTCGATAGTGAACCAACGGTTCGCACATCCGATTCGAAAATCATCTTCGTGTGCACGCTAGTGTCGGGGACGAACCATTTTCACCTGCGCTCTCTGAACGCGGTAGCCGGAGACGTGAAGATCGTAAAAGTCGATCCCTCTGGTTACGAAACTGGGCTTCTGGTGAAGAGTGACACGGACAATGACCTGGATTACGTGACGAAGGCTTCTCTTAGTCTAGGCGAAAAGGAGTGGTTTCTATTCAATGGCCACTCTTGGGAGGTGCTTTGATGCCCGGCTTCGACCTCTCCTTCCCCACCGGTTCTTCCGTCACTGATTGGGTTGACACGGATGGAACCACTGATCCTTGCAGGTTGAACCCAAGGCATGGTCAGCACCTGAAGCGTCGCACTACCACGGTTGGAATCCCTGTTGCGATCCAGTGCCTCGTTGATGGAGAGTTACTCACCGACGCGGAGCTGACCGACGGGAACCTCTTCCATTGGTCTAGTCACGAGGCTCCCCACCCCGACCCTGCGGTGTTTGACATTACCGCAGGCACATCGGCAGAGGCGATGTTTACGCCTCGCCAGGCAGGACATTACCTTCTATCTGTGCGCCGACAGGGGTGCGGACGCTGGTTCTTCCATGTTGACGCCGAGGAAGGTGACTAATGCCCGAGGTCAATGCGATCGAGGAGCTGTCGCCCACCTATCTGGGAGAGACACGTATCGTGCTTTCGTGTCTGACCGAAGAGTCGCGCGTGCTCGCTCATCACCCGATCGAGGTGAGCATAGACGTGACGGAAGCGCTACCCGAGGGCCTCGTTCTTCCGCTAGAGCTGATCGTGCAGGGCCCAAGCGTGGGCAGTCACCAGCGTAAGGTGTTCTCCCGCACAGTTCCTTCCACTATCATCTTCACGCCTCGCGAGGGTGGGCTCCACTTGATCAAGATCGCGGAGCTAGGTCATAACAAGTGGTGGGGCTCAACCAAGATCGCTATCGCGGGCGACCAACTCGAGGTTTCTCGACCGATGTAGGGCACCATGGTAAACCTCGCACGCTTCACGCTGTCCGGAACCCCTTCAGTTCAGGGGTACTACGACGTCGCAACGTCAGAGACCGTGACGGCTGCGCTAGAGTCTTCGTCCAGTCTGATCCGAGAGATCAAGTGGGAGGTCTACTCAGCGGCAGATTCGTCGTCCCCTCGCAAGTCGCGCAACGCTTCGGACTTGACCTTGACAGTGGGGGCCGTCCACGGAACCGCTGTCAACGGAGTACTTCCGCTGGGGACGTGCACGATCACTGGTTTCCCATCGGTGCGTAATGCGCACATCTGGGCTCTGCGCTGCAAGGTCAATGACGGTAGGAACCAGGACGGGTCAGAGAATCCTGACTACGTTTTCGAGCGCTACATCGCGATGCGGAACTCTCTCGACCTGAGGAAGATTATCGCTACTGAGCGCGGAGAGTACGACCCTCTCGCCTACTGGCAGGAGATGATCAACGAGATTGTTGACGCCATAGGGAGCCTTGAAGTTGGTGGTGAATTTTATCCAGGAGACGACGGGCAGGTATGGACCACCACGGACGGAGTTTCTGGATGGGCCAATGTCCGCAAGGTGTCAGCTGCAAAGTATGGGGCACTGAACGCTTTCCCGGTGTCAGAATACCGTCTTTTCGGAAGCGACGGAACGACGGAAGGTGGAGAGACCTCGGTCAAATCCAAGACCTTCCTTGACTCCGCCCTAGCCGACAAATCGCTCGATCTAGGCAAGCTGCACAGCGGGAGCGCGTCGGACGATTACATCCTCAGGTACGACAC